GTCTTACTCCATTTACAGTTCCCTTTTTTCCTATTTGATTAGTTAATACTGTTAATGGGTCTATTTTAGCATCTAGTTTATGTATATCCTCAGCAAAACTATATTCCTGTCTTTCTGTAGTTAAATCCTGTAATGCTTTATAAGCCATTTTATTATCCTTTATTAACGAAGATGAGCTACACCTCTTGTATTCTTTATCTTCTGTATCATCTTCTTTCTTAACGCATCATCTGATTTATCTTCTTCTGATACAGGCGAAGAACCTTCTACAAAGGCTTCTCTATCTGCATCATCTACTCTAGCCAGATTTTTAGTTGATTTTCCTAAGAGATGATAAAATACGGCTTCGGGTGGATTATCAAATCCTTCCCAAACCTTATTATTTTTAAGCTCATCTTGAATCTGAGGTATCATCTCATCAAAAAGTTTAGCTTTATCACCAGTTCCCCGTGCTTTAGCAGCCAATTCCCTCATTTCTCGACCCTTTTCCTTCTGTTTAATATCAGTTAATTCCTTTTCTAACTTCTCTGCTTGTTCCCTTGATAACCGTGCATCCTGTATAAATGGAGCATTGAAGTTATGAAGTGCAACGAGTGGGTCTTTATTGAAATCTTCCTTGAATCGTGCTGTCATAGCATCTCGTTCTTCTTTGGTAATCTCTGGTAATTTTCTCTCTACTTTTTTCTGAGTTTCTAAGATACCTTCGAGCTTAGCCAAACGTTCTCGCATCTGGTCATTGGTTTCATCCCTTTTTCCCAAATGCTGTTCGAGTTCGTTATAGGCTTTTACCAACTCTTCTGTAGTCTTAAACTTCTCTGGTAGAGTTACTTCTTCTTTCTCTTCTTTCTTCTTACCTTCCTCTAACTCAGTCCCCTCTTTTGGTTGTTCCTCAGTGGAGCCAGGAGTAGGATTATTGAGTTCTTTAGCCATTATTTCTCCTTTTTCTTTTTATCTAATTCTCTTGTTTCTATTATTTTTCCTTCTGTCATTGTATTACCAACCCAATTTATAACACCATTCATACCTCGTATTATTCCTTGTTTCTTCATTGCCTTTCCAACATCTTTAGTAAGGTCTGTTCCAGCTAGTTCATTTTTCAATCCAGTTCCCCTTCCTATAATATAAGCTACTATGCTTTTCCATCCTTTGGTATTGGTAGTTATTTCTAATTCTCTATATTTTTCTATTTTTTTTAAATCTTCGTCAGTCATATCTACCTCGGTTTGGGCGCATTAGTACCCATTCCCGCCCCTTGCGAGCCAGCCATTAACCCTTGAAGGGTTGGTGCACCCTGTCCTTGTCCTGGTTGTCCTTGCTCTGCACCTGGCGGCATCTCCGCACCTTTGGGCATCTCTGCCTGTGGCGGTATAATCTTTTCAATATCACTATCCAATAAATCAAACTTCTCAAATAATACTCTAGCTAATTCCTGCCTTCTCAAATTAGCTTGCAGGGCAACCGCAGTTTGAACAGCAGTAATAAATTGTTGTCTCTGAACATCCTTAACTGATTCTGGATTTAATGGCGCTATCTTGGGAATAAAGTATAAATCACCCTGTAATCTTGATTTTATAATAGTAAGATATTGACCTCTGCCCTCTGAATCATATAAAAATGGCAAGGATAATGCTTCTTTGAAATATTGCTGATTAATTGCTGACATCCAGTCTGCTAATTCAGTCATTCCTAATTTCAATGACATCATATTCTGAAATTGAAATATTGTATTACCTGCTGCTTGCAGACGAGCTATACCTGTCGCAGTTTCTCTCTGTTCTGGTGCTTTACCCATCGAATATTCGTGTAATCCAAGTCTATTTTGTATATCATTTTCTATTGATGCTGCTTCTGTATAAACTCCAGATGTTATAAATGGAAACTCAAATGGTCTTAATGATTCTATGTCATTCATACCAATAAGTGCATTCGGTTTAATTGGTAGTGCCTTTAAGTCTACATCCTCTCCCTTAATATATTTGAATGGAGGATTGAGTATAAGATTAATATTATCAAATCTTTGATTCTTTATGTGGGCTAATTCTTTTATGTGGCCTTCTATTGCTTCTATGCGTCCAATTCCCCAAAAACTCTTTGGTTTAGGCCAATCAAGTGCCACTATATATGGAAATGCTTTCTTTTTCTTTTTGTAAGGCGAAGGACTATCTCGTAATAATACCTTCCTTGAACCTACGGTAGCAACCCGAACTTCTCCATCTCTACGATACCAATATTCTAATATTTCGTATAAATTTTCTTTTTCTTCTGTCGTCCATCTATTAGCTTCGGATTCTTCTATGTGTTCTCCTATATGTTCTCCACCTGGTAATGCCAATAATTCCTTAGTATTCTTATATGTTGATTTATTTGAACCCTTCCAATTCTTACCCATAATCTTAATATATTCTCTTGTTCTCAATGCTCTCTGGATAACCCAGGGAACTGTATAAATAGAATAACCATCTGGTGATGGGTAAAAATTCTTAATATTAATTTGCTCTATTTTAGCTTCATTATTTTCTCTATCCCAAAAAGGCTTCCTAATAGCTGTTCCATATATAAGTTTATGTTGAATCCATTGAACTACATTAAGAAATATTTTAGGTGTATCTAGCTGCCAGCTTAATAATTGTTCCATTAGCTTAGCAGCTTCTTCCCATTTCTTTTGTCTAGCACCTACTGTCCAATAAGGCTTTTGACCAAATATAACTGCTATTTCTTTGGCTAGAACATAATCTACTCCCGCCTGTGCCCAGGGGGGCATAATTGCTGATAAATCTCTTTTGACTCGTTCTTTTAATTCATCTGATTCGCCACCATAATAACCTTCCCACTTATCAACTGATGTAGAAAAATTATCTGTTGCTTTTTTATCTCTGGATAATTTGAATTTTACTACTACTTCATTAGCAAGTTTGGTTTCTTTATCAGTCATTATCTTTTCCGTCTTATTTTCTTTTTCTTCTTACCCCTAGTCCAACCTCCACCTTTTTTCCTTTTTATACCAGTAGCTTTTATACATACGGCCCAGGGATTCTTGACTTTACCTTTCGCTCTAACTTTTCTTACACAACGTTCCAATTTTTTAGGCAATTATTTTCTCCTTTTGCGAAGTCCAGTTCCTCTCTTTGGCAATGGACTTCTAGGATGTAACCTTTTATGTCTTGCTTTTCTCTGAGCCTCTGAACGAGGTTTGCCTGAACGTCTACGACCTGCACTCATTATATCACTCCTAATAACCGAATGTTCCATCTATTGGCTTATCTACTTTTACAGCCAATGGATCCAATCCACCCGATGGTTTTATAATCTCTAATAACATTGCTGCTGCATCTATTAAATCATCACTCATTTTAGCACGTGGATAAGATATAATCTGTGTATATAATTGTTTCATATTCTTCCCAACGGGAATCCATTGCTCTTTACCATTAATGTTTATTTTCTTTCCCTTCAGGAATATCTTACCATCGGCAAACCAGGGTTGTAGTGCTCTAATCCTATCTTCTTTGCGTTCTGTTCTTCCGTAATGCTTTAATTCCTCTATTCTAGGTTTCGTTCCCCATTCTAAACCTCTTCTCTTAACTGCTGAGGCAAGAGCACCACGAAAGTAATTTTGTTCAATACCAATTTTTCTTATCTTTAATGATAAATATTTAGTAAATATTGCACTGATAATTTGGTCTAAATCAAAGCGGTCAAACTCTGGTTCATAAAAATAAATATTCTGTGTTTTATCTACACCAACCAGTATAATTGCAGTGTTATCACCAACTGAACCCTCGTGTCCAGCAGGGTCAACTGTCATATAATTAGTGCGCTCAACTGGTAATTCCTTATTATCCTCATACCACTCGATATCATCCTTACTGAACATTGTTGCTGAAGGATTAATTGGGTCGTTCATGTATTGACAGGCATAAAAATAGGGATCTCTGGATTCTATTCTCTTAAGAAAATCCATAGAGAGCATTTCTGGATAATAGAGAGAACCATCATCATTTATGGCTGAACGAATAAAGACATCAAAATCATCAAGCTCATTCTCTAAGATAAATGAATATAAATCATCCATATCCTGACGAGTGCCAATAACAATTTTCCTTCCTTGTTCTCCCACCATTGGTACGAGTTCAAGATAATGCCTTATGGCTTTTGCTAGGGACTCAGGTGTAGCCACTGAATCTGGGTCAACTAAATCATCGAGAGTCATTAACTTTGGGTGATATGATACCCTTGCCGAATCCATACCATATGTTCCTACAGATGGATTAAATTCTCTTCCTTTGGTTGCATGAGCTATTGTAAGAGAATAATCAGTCCAACCTCGTTCTGCTTTCCATTCTCCGAATGTTGCCTTGAATACTTCATTTCCTTCACATATATCCCTGATTTGACCAAGCATTTTTATTGCAAGTGACCTTTGCACACAATCAATAACAATTGTCATTGATGGGTCATTCGCTAATTCAAAGAGCGTATTTCCTATAGTAATACAAGATGTTTTAAGACATTTTCTAGGAATGAGAATGAGTTTGTTTTTCTTTCCGCTAGACCAGTCTTGAACAAAATCACATAATTCCTTATGTGGTTTTTCCTCCATTCCAATAGGAGGATTATAATTTACTGAATTAAAACCTAATACATATCTATTAAAGAAATATAAGGAACTTAATGCTTTATTTCTAAACTCCTCAATTGTATATCCCACATAATTGTTTTATTTCACTCCCAATTTATAAATCTTTCCCCACTTTAATATCCCCTTCTATCATATGATACGGCGGACTAACTACCCACGCCTGATTAATTATCTAAACATATCTTTATAAGTTTTCTTACCAATTATTCTTGTAAGTGCTCTGTGATACCACTTACTTATCGTTTTTTGACTTACTCTAAAACAATCAGCGATACTTCGTTGTGACATTCCCCTGAGAATAAGTGCTAAAACCGCTGCCTCTTTACCCTTTAATTTATTATATAAATCTAAACTATTTTTCAAAAGGCATTATCCTTATAAGTTATAGTCTCTTCAAATAACAGAA